GTCTGATATACTGAGAGAGGAGTTTGTTAAGATGTATGAGAAGCATGATGTCCTAGACGAATTGCGTACTCATGCAAGTAACGTGTTAGGTACGAGTGACCTACCACATCCACCTAGTTGTGGTACTTTAGACTTACAGAGGGTACTTGAATCTGAGTACTTCTTTGCATAGTTTCTAAAGTTACCCTCTAGCCATTTCAACAAAACGATTGGAGTAATGAATGGAAAAGAAGTTAGAACGAATTATCATCAAAGGTTCTGCAAGTTGGGCAAAGGTATTCACACCTGACACCAAGTTCAATCCTGCTGGTGTGTATTCCATTGACCTAATTGTCCCTGAGGATGAGGCGGCAAGCGTATGTGAACAGCTTGATAATATCTGCGAGGCAGAGTTTAACAAGCACGTCAAGGCAAACCCTAAGTTAAAGGCAAGCCTGTCCATCCGCAAGCCATACGCACCTGAGTTGGACGACAACGGTGACGAGACTGGCAACCTAGTGTTCAAGGCTAAGAAGAACGCTGGCGGTACTCGTAAGGATGGTACAGCATGGACAGGTTCACCGCCTGTTGTGATGGATGCCAAGCGTAATCCCATCAAGGATGTGCTGATTGGTAATGGGTCTGTTGTCAAGATGGCTGTTGACCTAGTGCCATACATGATGCAGTCAACCAAACAGGTTGGTGTATCCTTCCGTCTCGTTGGTGTACAGGTACTGGAACTCGTTGAGTACGGTAATAGTGCTGGTATGTTTGATGAGGAAGATGGTTTCGTAGCGGAAGCCGTAGCTAAAGATGATGCGTCAGATGTGTTTGACGATGATCAGGTAGATGCGGATGCCGAAGGGGACTTTTGAGGAACGAGTCATCTCTGACCTAAACGAGCGTGGCGTTCCACATATATACGAGCCGGATAAACTGGCCTATTATGTGGAGCGTCACTATGTACCTGACCTAAAGCTAGGCACTGAGAACCAAGTTAACTCTATGTATGTAGAGTTGAAGGGGTACTTCAGGCAGGATGCACAGCGTAAGATGAAAGCAATCAAGGCACAGTATCCAGACTTGGATATTCGCTTCGTGTTTCAGAACGCTAACGCAACCATACAGGGTGCAAAGAAACGTAAGGATGGGACTAAGATGACTTGTGCTGAGTGGGCAGACCTTCAGGGGTTTGTCTGGTCTGAAGGAACTATACCAGAGGAATGGTTATAATGAAAAAGTTTACAGTAGTATATAACAACGTGTATTATAGTCAGGGTGTCAAAATCAAACACATGATAGTTGAGTGGGTTGAAGGTGAGGATATGCACGATGCTATGCACACCCATTATCAATCAATACTTGATGAAGGTATGGAAGTAGAAGATATAATCTACTTTAAGGGTTGGCATGATTATGATTCACCAGAAGAAGACATTGAGGTAGCAGCATGAGTATCATTGACGTAAAAGAAGAACTAGTCACCGACATCGACATGAACGCTGAGTTTACTAAGAGTGGACTGAGTGTATCTGTATACCTTGATGACGTTGAGTACAAGCAGAAGGTACACTATGATATGATGGCGTATCTTATGCTTGATGATGTAGACAAGTATGATGAACAGTTTCTTATATACTTTGTTCATCAACTCAGACTGATGGCTGACATTATAGAGGAAGGTATTGATGGAAGAGAATAGTGAGTTCATAAGACACACGTCTTGTTCTCATTGCGGCAGTAGTGATGCTAACTCACTATACAGTGACGGCTCTCACTACTGCTTCTCTTGCGAAACCTACACTGCTTCTGATGATCAGGAACAAGTAGCAACAGAGATGGAGGTTCACGATACAACCCTCATCCCTGTTGAGTACAGGGAACTGAAGAAGCGTAAGCTCACCAAGAAGACGTGTGAGTTTTGGGGCTACGGTGTAGCAGAGTATAGAGGACAGACAGTACAGGTTGCTAACTATCGTGATGCAACAGGTAAACTACAAGGACAGAAGCTACGCTATGCCAACAAGGACTTCGTAGCTACTGGTAACATGAAGAAGGTTGGGCTGTATGGTGAACACCTATGGCGTGACGGTGGTAAGATGGTTACTATCACTGAGGGTGAGCTTGATGCCATGTCCCTGTCACAGGTACTAGACAACAAGTGGCCTGTAGTATCCCTGCCATCTGGTATTGCCTCTGCAAAGAAGGCTATTGGTAGGTCAATAGAATGGCTGGATAAGTTTGAGTCAGTCATCCTAATGTTTGACAACGATGAGAAGGGGCAACAAGCGGCACTAGAGTGTGCCTCTGTGTTACCACCCAACAAGGTAAAGATTGCCAAGCTTCCTCTCAAGGATGCCAGTGACATGCTGGTTGAGGGTAAGACAAGGGAACTACTTGATGCCATGTGGGGTGCTAAGACGTACCGTCCAGATGGTATCCTTGCTGGTACTGATATATGGGATGTGATTGTAGCTGATGATGACAAGTTCAGTATAGCCTACCCATACACAGGACTACAGGAAAAGACAGGTGGATGTAGACGTGGTGAGATTGTTACGATTACTGCTGGTAGTGGTATTGGTAAGTCACAGTTTGCTCGTGAGTTGGCACACAACATTGTCAAGGCAGGAGAGACTATTGGATACATTGCCCTTGAAGAGAACGTAAAGCGTACTGGTCTAGGCTTGATGTCTATTGAGATGAACCAGTTACTACACCTAACACAGAAGGATGTACCAGAAGATGAATTACGAAAAGCTTTTGACAATACTGTGGGGTCAGGTAGAGTATTCCTATACGATCATTGGGGAAGCACTGACTCCGATAATCTCTTATCTAAAATTAGATACCTCGTCAGGGGATGCGATTGTAAATACATCATTCTCGATCATATCTCCATTGTCGTATCAGGTATGGAGGGTGGCGATGAACGTAGAATCATTGACAATACTATGACTAAGCTTCGTGCCTTGGTTGAGGAACTAGACTGTGGTCTAATTCTTGTGTCCCATCTCAAGCGTCCGTCTGGTGACAGAGGACATGAGGATGGCGCACAGACATCCATGGCACAGTTGCGTGGTAGTGCTGCCATTGGTCAGCTATCAGACATCGTGATAGGTCTGGAAAGAAACCAACAGGATGAAGACAATCCAAACACTAGTCAGGTCAGGGTACTAAAGAATCGCTGGTCTGGTGAGACAGGACTATGTTGTTCGCTTGTGTACAGTACAACTACTGGACGCATGACAGAAACTTTCTTTGATGAGGTTGATGAGGACGAGATAGAATTTTAACTAGCTACTGCGGAGACAGAGCATGAAACTAATATTTGATTTAGAAGCTAACAACTTGCTACCTGATGTAACTAAAGTATGGTGCATCATAGCAAGGGATGCAGACACTGGAGAAGTTCACGGCTTTGACCCAGACAATATCAGTGAGGGCTTAGAGTTTCTTAGTAAGGCTGATGTACTGATAGGGCATAACATTATTGACTATGACCTACGAGTACTAAACAAGCTGTATAACTTTGAGACAGATGCCACACTGATTGATACTCTGGTATACGCTAGAACAATCTGGCCTGATGTTAAAGAGATTGACTTCAAGCTACACAAGCAGGGACGTATTGATGCGAAGCTGATTGGTAGCCACAGTCTCAAGGCATGGGGCGTAAGACTAGGAGAATTAAAAGGTGATTTCAATAGTGGTACTGAGAGCTTTGCAGAATACTCAGACGACATGTATGAGTACTGCGTACAGGACACCAAGGTTACGGAGAGCCTGTATCAAAAGATTGTGGAGAAGAAGTTTAGTCAGGGTGCGCTTGATCTGGAGACAGAGATACACACCATGCTTCTTGAACAGGAGAGACTAGGGTTTCCCTTTGACGTACAGTCAGCACAGACACTCTATACTAACCTAGCATCAAGGAAGGCTGAACTAGAAGAACAGTTACAGAGTACCTTTGAACCTACTGTAATTGAGTTAAAGACTAAGACCAAGACTATCCCATTCAATCCTGCTTCTCGTAAGCAGATTGGTGAGAGGCTAATCAGCAGGGGCTGGAAGCCTGAGGCATACACCGACAATGGTGAGCCAAAGGTAGATGAGACTGTGTTGTCTGGTATTGATATGCCAGAGGCCAAGATGCTTAGTGAGTACTTGCTACTCAACAAACGCATTGGTCAGTTAGCCACAGGCAAACAGGCATGGCTGAAGATGGAGAAGAACGGACGACTACATGGTAGGGTAAACCATATGGGTGCTGCAACCTCACGGTGTACACACTCTAAGCCTAACATGGCACAAGTACCTAGTGTTGGTGCTGAGTATGGTAAGGAATGTCGTTCACTATTCATCGCACCCAAGGGGTACAGTCTACTTGGTGCTGACGCATCAGGTTTGGAACTACGCTGCCTAGCACACTATATGGCGGCATATGACAACGGTAGCTACGCTGACGTGGTACTGAATGGTGACATCCACACCACAAACCAAGAAGCTGCTGGCCTACCTACTCGTAACAACGCTAAGACATTCATCTACGGATTTCTGTATGGTGCTGGTGAAGAGAAGATAGGCAAGATCATAGGCAAGGGAGCAGGAGAAGGACGTAAGATCAAGAACAAATTCTTGAAGAAGCTTCCGGCTCTGAAGTATCTAAAGGATGCTGTCTCCGATGCTGCAAAGGAACGAGGCTGGTTGAAGGGTTTGGATGGACGTATCATTCCTATCCGTCACAGTCACGCTGCATTAAACACTTTGTTACAGAGTGCTGGTGCTATAATCTGTAAGACATGGTACGTCTTTATTAATCGTGCCATCAAGAACTCAAACTTGGACGCACAGATTGTGGCGTTCATCCATGATGAAGTACAGCTACTAGTAAAGGAAGGACAGGAAGATGCAACAGGACAACTTATTCAACGAGCAATGCGAGATGTCGAACAACACTTTGGATTCAGATGCAGACTTGACAGTGAATACAAGTACGGAAGAAACTGGGCAGACACCCACTGATAATTGTAACAGTTGCGATGTAAAGCTAGAAGATAGTAACTGGTCTGCTAGTTGGAAGTTAGTGGGAAGAACACAGTGTACAGATTGCTCAAAGAAATATAATGATAAATCTAATGACAATCGTATGTACGTCAATGGTAAGTACATACCACAAACACACCCTCTGTACAAAGCAGGTAGGTACAAGTCGTTTGATGATGCTGCCTTCTCTGGTCTTCAGAACTACACAAGTAGTAAAGAGGGACAGGTGTATATCATTACTAACTCAGCATGGCCTGAGTGGGTAAAGATTGGTATGGCTGTTGATGCAGAAGACAGATGTAATGGTTATCAGACTAGCAGTCCAATGCGTGATTACAAACTTATGTATGCTGTGTCAACAGATGACAGGCGCAAGGCTGAACATGATGCACACAAAGCTGCTGAGAAGATTGCAGAGCGTAGGGGTGAGTGGTTCAAGATGTCAGTAGGGCAAGCCAAGGAGTGTATCCAACATGGACTTTGACTTCCTATTTAAACTAATACTAACCTGTAGCTTCTTTGCTATAACACTATGTCTGTGTATCAAGTGGTTAGTTGAGTCATACCTAGACTACATACAAGTCAAGATGGGTATTCAGGTAATGACACACAGTAAACTAAGAGACCTTGAACACATGATTGGAA